CGGGATAACAATTGACCAAATTTGAAAAGTTTGAAATCCTGAAAGAATTGAAGCTACGGGAAGCGCGCCGCAGCTTTTTGGCTTTTCGCAGGCTGATAAATCAAAAGGCAAAATTCGGCTGGTGGCAATGCGAGATCGCGGGCGAATTGCAGCAATTCTTTGTTGATATGTCGGAAGGGAAACGCCCTATTTTGGTGATCACCGCCCCCCCGCAGCACGGCAAAAGCATTCAAATTATTGAGTTCATCGCATGGCTTGCGGGTAAAAATCCAGATTGCAGGACGATTTACAGCTCATTTTCTGAGCGGCTTGGCATTAGGGCTAACCTTCGATTACAGAGAATTTACGACAGCACGATTTACAAAGAGATATTTCCAAATACCACACTAAACGGGTCAAATGCAGTAACAGTAAGTTCACAGTCATTGCGCAATCGTGAGATTCTGGAATATGTCGGGCATGATGGATATTTCAGAAATACAACTGTTCGCGGTTCAATTACGGGAGAATCGCTAGACTTAGGCGTTATTGATGACCCAATCAAAGGACGCACCGAGGCAAACAGCGAAGTGGTGCGCGAGGCTTCATGGAATTGGTTTACGGACGACTTTTTTTCACGATTCAGCGAAGACGCTGGGATGCTTTGGATACTTACGAGATGGCACGTTGATGATCCGGCTGGACGGCTGATTGATAAGTTTGGCGACGGGGTACGATTACTAAAATATCCAGCAATTGCCGAAAATGACGAGAAAAACAGGCGCAAGGGCGACCCGCTATTTCCAGAGCTGAAGAGCTTGGAATTCCTTGGGGAACGGCGCAAAATGATGTCCCAAGCCAATTGGGAGGCTCTTTACCAACAAAATCCAGTAATCAGCGAGGGTGCTTTATTCAAGCCTGATGCGATACGGGTTATTGATGCGATACCAATCGGTTGCACTAATTGGGTTCGAGGGTGGGACTTGGCTGCGAGCGTTGGCGGCGCATACACGGCGGGTGTGTTGATGTGCAAAATGCCTGACGGCGGATACTTGATAGCTGACGTAGTGCGCGGGCAGCTTGTAGTTGACGAGCGTGACAGGGTGATTAAGTCAACCGCCGAGCGCGATGGTGGCGATGTGCTACAATCAATTCCGACAGACCCCGGTGCCGCTGGCAAATCTCAGTCGCTTTATTTTGCAAAGCAATTAGCCGGAGCAAAGCTCAAATTCAGCCCAGAATCCGGCAGTAAAGAATCAAGAGCAGACGGGATAGCCTCGCAAATAAATATCGGGAATGTCGCGCTTTTGAGGGCTAAATGGAACTCGCCATTTATTGAGGAGCTGCGACTTTTCCCTTACGGCAAATACAAAGACCAAGTGGATGGAATGTCTAGGGCTTTCGGCGAAATGCTGGAAAACAAAAGCGGCATGGCAATCTTTGATTTTTACAAGTCGCAGTACGAAAAGAACAAGTAGGGGGCAGCTATGGAACTAAGAATTAAGCACGTCAATGGTATTGGTTATTTCTCCGAGGTCAAGACCGGATTATTTCCAGCATGGAAAAAGATTGGCAAGCACGTCAATGGATTTGGACTGTATGAATCGTCATGCCTTGACCACCCAATGAATACGCAAGAAGAGGCACTGAGTAGATGCAAGCTGTATAAAGAGCTTGCAAACAAAGACGCTACGGCAAGCTTCACAAAAGTGGAATAAAGAAGGGACGCACGATGATTTTTGATAAAGTACTCAACGCCTTTGGGCTGATGCGCAAAGACTTTTCACCCGCAGATTTAACAGAGGCTGCGCGGACAAAGATTACACAACCATCAAACTCGTGGATGGGCGCGGGACAACCTATCGCCCCCGCTGCGCAAGATGCCGTGCATGGTCGGCAATTCGATTACCCTATCGCAATAAACACCCGAATCGGGACAAAGAACGACACGGGCGCGACGCAATTTAGTGACTTGCGCACTTTTGCTGATTCCTTGGATATTCTGCGCCTTGTAATCGAAACCCGAAAAGATCAGGTTGAAATGTTTGAGTGGGCATTCGTTCCAAAAAAAGGAATGACCTCAACCGAAGAGGAATTAAAGAAAGTCACGGCTCTATTCAACAATCCAACGCCTGAATATAACTGGTCAGCATGGGTGCGCATGATCCTTGAGGAGATATTCGTTATTGATGCCGTTGCCGTTCTCCCAAGAATGACAAGGGGCGGCGACTTGTACAGCTTAGACCTTTTGGATGGCGCGACCCTATCGCGCAAAATTGACGACAGCGGGCGGACACCAATACCCCCCGACCCAGCCTATCAGCAAATCATCAAAGGCGTTCCCGCTGCTGATTACCACTCTGATGAGTTAATTTACTCTGTTCGCAATCCTCGCGTGTCAAAGATTTATGGGTTTAGTCCAGTAGAGCAAATTATGATGACCGCGAACATCGCCCTGCGCCGTCAGACAACACAATTGCAGTACTACACAGAGGGGAATATCCCTGAAGCATTGGCAGGCGTTCCAGATTCTTGGAATCCTGACCAAGTGGCGCAGTTCCAGCTATATTTTGATTCGATCATGCAGGGCAATTCCGCTGCGCGCTCGCGGTTGAAATTCGTGCCGCTTGACCCGTCAAAATTCAGAGAAACGAAGGACGCAAACCTAAAAGACCAATTCGACGAATGGCTTGCAAAGGTCGTTTGCTATGCGTTTTCCGTTCCCGCTACGCCTTTCGTAAGTCAGGTCAACCGCGCAACAGCGGAGACCGTGCAGCAAGCCGCAATGCAAGAGGGCTTGCAACCTATCCTATTACACCTTAAACGCTTCATCGATGGCATTGTGTCAAAGTACATGAACCTTCCAAACGTGGAATTTACTTGGACATTACCCAACGCCACAAGCCCGCTGATTCAGGCGCAGATTGATCAAATTTATATTGCTGCTGGTGTTCGTTCAGCAAAAGAAGTAAGCGAAGAACGCGGATATGCACCAGTTGAAGCCGTGCAGGAGGTTCAACAAAATGAACCTGTATAAGCTATTAAAATACAACCCGAACCACGACGAAAAAGGGAGATTTTCTACGTCCGAAAGCGCAACATTTGTAAGCACAACCAACCCAAAAGCGGTCGCGGCAATGCAAGCCGCTCACGCATCCTCTAAACCAAAGGTTGGAGGAAACGGAACTTTTCATACTGAAGCTGGGCAATGGACGCACCCAAGCAGCGGCGAAAAGAGGATATATTTAAATAATCACAGCGCGGCACGCGGCGATAAGGTTTATATTGTAGAGCAAAAAAAAGACGAATGGGGGATGGACTGGACTGCCAAAATCAAACAAGAACATTTCGGGACGACAAGCGTTGCTTCAATTCGAGCCGGTAGTAATAAGCCTGCTGATATAGCGGTTCAAGCGGCAGATGACCACGTTACTAAACACGGATTTGACGCTAGAAAAGTCAAGTTTAAAGAATTATGGGACTCAGCAAAGCCGCAAAAATCGGCAAAATCCGAGCGCGTATTAAATTTGTTTAAGTTGTTCAAAATAAAACGCACCGCCAAGACTCGCAACGATGAAGCAACGAACAAATACCTAACGCGCACCTCAAAAGCCTTTGATGAGTACCTAAAAGCTATCGCGCAAATCGCACTCGCCCAATGGGACGACACACAAGCGCGAAAATCGCGGGCTTTAGGTGCGCTACAGAAAGCCGATAGCGAGGCGGACGCGGCAAGTGCGCAAGTTGATTCAATGGTGTTAATTGATGCCACTGGCGCGGCTGTAGCACCTCTAATTGATGAGTTGAAGCTTATTTATGAAGAGGCTTTGACACAAGCGGCTTTGGATATTGGCTTTAAAATCGACATCGCAGCAGCAAGCGAAGACGCATTGAAGTGGGCGGAAACGCACGGCGCGGAATTGGTAGGCATGACCAAAGACGGCGCGGGCGGCTGGATTGAGAATCCGAATCCTAAATGGTCAATCACAAAGACCACCCGCGAAGAGCTACGGCGCACGGTATTATCAGCAATCGAAGAGGGCAAGACGAACCAGCAAGTCGGCGAAGAAATTATGAACTCGCAAGCGTTCGATTCTAATCGCGCAGATATGATTGCCAGAACTGAAATTGTCATCGCGCATACTGAGGGTAATATACAATCATGGAAGGATAGCGATGTTGTCGCGGGGATGAAGTGGAGCACCGCCAAAAATGAAATGGTATGTCCGATATGCGCGTTAAACGACGGCGCGGTTGCGGACTTCGGGAAGCCTTTCCCAAGCGGGCATCTAAAATCACCGGCGCACCCACGATGCAGGTGCGACATGCAAGCCGTTCTAAAATAAAACTTGACACTAATTTTGTTTAATGGTAGGTTGTTGTAAATAACGCCGTGAGGCGAACACCGAAGGAAAAGACGATATGCAAATGCAAATCTTCGCGCAACTATCAAAAGTTGACATTGAAAAACGGCTCGTTTACGGTCAGGCTGTACAGGAGACCCCTGACCATTCAGGCGAGATTATGGATTACGCGCTATCTAAGCCAAACTTCCAAAAATGGTCTGACACGGTGAAAGCCGACACCAACGGGGCAAGCCTTGGAAATGTCCGCGCCATGCACTCAAACATCGCGGCTGGAAAGGTCACGGACATCATTTTCAACGACTCATCCCTTTCAATCGACATCGTGGCAAAGATTGTTGACACGAACGAATGGGAAAAGGTTTTGGAGGGTGTTTACACAGGATTCTCAATGGGTGGGCGATACGGTAAAACGTGGAAAGATGGCGAGCTTACTAGATACGAAGCAATCCCTTCAGAAATTTCACTGGTAGATCGCCCTTGCATCCCTACCGCAAAATTCTTTCAAATCCAAAAGGCAGACGGAACCATGACCGAGCAAGCATTTAAAGACGGGGAAGCCGTCGCACCTGAAACAAGCGAAATCGCAAAAGTTTACGAAACAAACGCCCCTGAAATCGAAGGCACTGAGCAAGACCTCGAAGCATTGGCGCGCATTATGAAATCTCGTGGCTATGTCATGGGCGATGTGGTCAAGGTGCTGCGCGACATGAAGAAGTCGCTCTGGGATGTTCATCACGCCTTGGACGTTTTGCAGGGTGCTAAATACCTACTAATGAATTTGAAACTTGACGCGCTTGAAGACGGCGACAATGAAGACGTTGCAATTGTGACGAAAGCAAACGAAGCGGTCGCAATCTTGGGTGAGCTAATCACAATGTTGGTTGCTGACGAAGTGGGCGAATTGAACGAAACAGAACCAGCAACAGAAGACGACACCATGCAAATGGCGGATATTGCACTTGGCTTGTGCAAAGCAGGTGCGCGCAATAGCCGTGCTGATGCTGAAACAATCCAAAAGATGCACGACTACGCATTGAGATTGGGCGCGGTATGCGCAGAACCAGCAAGTGTGACTGAATCGGTAGGCACTGAAAAAATTGAAGCCGCCGACATGAATAAATCTGTCCTCGACGCGGTTGCACCAATGGCAAAGATGATCGAAGAACTTGCCGCACAAGTCGCGGCACTGAAAAACGAGCCTTTGCCAGCCAAAGGCATTCTGAAAGTAGTCACAAAGGCGCAGGACGCAACTCCCGCACATGATCAACAACCTGCCGAAGTTGCGCCAATCTTAAAGGCAGATGGTACAATTGACGAAATGGCAACGGGCGTGAAGAAAGCGCAAATGTCCGCCCGTAATTTGATTTAATTTTGACCCTTTCCTAACGTCGGGAGACGCTGGAAAGACCTTATTCAACCGCCGTGAGGCGCACCACGAAGGAAAAGACAAAATGAGTACAAACGCAGAAACGATCGCAGCAGTAAAGAACGCGCAGGCTATGGCAAAAGCATGGACTGCGCCCAGTACCGCGACAACAGGGTTGCAAACCTACAGTCTGGAAACAGGTGCAAAAATCCTGTTCCCAGTTATCACTCCGTTGCTTAAACGCATTCCACGCGTAGGCGGCGGTGCTGGTATCCAAGCCAATTGGCGCGGCGTGACTGGTATCAATACCAGCGGCTTGTCTGGTGGTGTTGGTCAAGGTAATCGCGGCGGCTCAATCACGACCACCACCAAGGAATACAACGCTGTTTTCCGCACGCTCGGCTTTGACGATTCCGTGACCTACGAAGCGGACTTGGCGGCGAACGGTTTTGAAGACCTGAAAGCCTTGGCGGTTATGAATCAGTGGAAAGCACTGATGATGTACGAAGAAAAGACCATTTTGGGCGGCAATGGCTCTTTGTCCTTGGGTACAACTCCAACGCCAACAGTCGTTGGCTCTGCTACTGGTGGCGCGCTGAATGGCACAATCTCGGTAATTTGTGTGGCTTTGACCGCTGAGGGTGTGCAATTTGCTGGTGGATTCGGCTCTTTGTCCGGCATTTCAGCTTCCGTAACCCGCACAAATGCTGACGGTTCGACCGATTCGCACGGCGGTGGTTCTGCGCAAAAATCAGCGGCAGCAACCGGCAATTGTGGTTCCGGCTCTGTTGGCTCTTTCACTGCTACCGTGACCGCCGTTAATGGCGCGGTTGGGTATGCTTGGTATTGGGGTGCGGCGGGGTCTGAAGTATTGGGCGCGGTTACATCCATTAACTCTATCAGCGTGACGGCGGCGGCGGCTGGTACGCAAACAGCGGCATCATTGCCATCTTCCGACAATTCGGTGAACAGTCTGGTGTATGATGGCTTGTTGACCCAAATTATGACAAGCGGGTCAGGCTCTTACGTTCACCGTATGCCCACAGGTACGGCGGGAACAGGTACTCCACTAACAAGTGATGGTGCTGGCGGAATTGTT